ATGATCGGTTCAATTCTTGATCTCGGGTCGACCATTATCGACAAAATCTGGCCTGATGCAGGGGAGCGGGAAAAGGCCAAGCTCCGGCTCATGGAATTGCAGAACCGGGGTGAGCTTGCCGACCTCGAAGCACGGGTTCAGATCATGCTGGCGGAGATGTCCGGCAACTGGCTGCAACGTTCATGGCGTCCGGTCCTGATGCTGACCATCATTGCTATCGTGGCTAACAACTACCTTCTCTATCCATACCTTGCCCTGTTCTGGCAGAAAGCTCCGCATCTTGAGCTGCCCACGCAGTTGTGGTCGCTCATGGAGCTTGGTCTTGGCGGGTATGTGGTCGGGCGCAGTGCCGAGAAGGTTGCAAAAACATGGAGGGACAAAAATGGTTGAGGAAAGGAGTGAATTGCAGGATCTGCTCATCCGAATAGACGAGCGGGTTAAATCTATTCAAGAGGATATCGCCGAAATTAACGGGGCAAGGCGTTGCCACACCCATGCTGAGAAGTTCCGCAATCTTGAGCGGGCTGTCTGGGGAACTGCGGCGGTTGTGGCCGGGGTGGCCGGACGTGTGGCCTACGAAGCTTTCAAATGACCGGGGCAGAAATACCGTCTGACGTTCTGGTATGGATAGGTGGATTTTTCGCGCGCAGCGCATCAACTAATATCTATTTTGGAGAAAACAGTGACCAAAAATGAAGTCATTAAAAAACAGAAAGAGGAGCTGGACCGGTTCCGGGAGGTATTCGCACTGGCGGTGGAAGGCGATGATTCTGACATGGTCAAGGACCTGAAAGCCAAGCTGGACATCATGCACAAACGTCATGACATGGAACGCAAGGCATGGGGCATCGGTGAAACCAAAAAGGAGGGTACAGCCAAAGGCAGGAATACAAGTCGCGCTATCAGCCCGGAACTAAGGGAGAAACTTGATGAAGTTTACGGATCTGGCCAGCGCAAATAAATGGTACGCCGACATCCTGCGTGAAGCCGAGGAATGCAAGCAGCCGCTGCAAGTAATGGCTGAGCTGGGCCGCAATGATCTTTTCTTTTTGCTGACCAGATTGCTGGGCCGTGCGGACGCGAATAATGAATGGGTTCTCGCACGCTGCCGTGAAGTGCAGGCCAAACCTGACGGACACCTCGATCTCTGGTCCCGTGAGCATTACAAATCAACCATTATCACTTTCGCGCTGACCGTGCAGGACATTTTGCGCAACCCGGAAGTCACAGTTGGAATTTTCAGCCACACCCGTCCTGTCGCAAAAGGTTTCCTGCGTCAGATCAAGCAGGAGTTCGAGCGGAACGAATTGCTCAAGCAGTGCTACCCGGATGTGCTTTGGGAAAATCCCAGGAAGGACTCGCCCAAATGGTCCGAGGAAGACGGGATTATTGTCAAACGCAGATCCAATCCCAAAGAAGCGACAGTGGAAGCTTGGGGACTGGTGGACGGACAGCCAACGGGCAAACATTTTTCACGGCTCATTTATGATGATGTTGTGACCCGTGAATCGGTTTCCTCGCCGGATATGATTTTCAAGACCACCGAGGCATGGGCCTTGTCCATAAACCTCGGAACCCGTGAAGGCATTAAGCGGTACATCGGAACCCGTTATCATTTTAACGATACCTACCGCGAAATGATGAAGCGTGAAGCGGCAATTCCCCGCATTTATCCCGCAACATCGGACGGGACCATGGAAGGGGAACCTGTACTGCTCAACAAAGAACAATTACAGACCAAGCGGCGTGAAATGGGACCGTATGTTTTCGGTTGCCAGATGATGCAGGACCCGCACGCGGACGATGTGCAGGGGTTTCGTGAAGAGTGGATCAGCCGTTGGGACCCTCGTGACAGCAGGGGCAGATCACGGTGGCAGCAGTTTAACCGCTATCTGCTGGTGGACCCCGCAAGTGAGAAAAAAGCCGGTAGCGATTATACGGTCATGCTGATTGTCGGGCTGGGGCCGGACCGGAATTATTACCTTATAGACGGCATTAGGGACCGTTTGAACCTTACGGAGCGGGCGCGGGCCTTGTTCCGGCTGCACCGTGCCTATTCGCCGCTGGCAGTGGGGTATGAAAAATACGGCCAGCAGGCTGATGTGGAGCACATGCGCTACGTGATGAATGAGCAGAATTACCGTTTTGCCATTGATCCACTGGGCGGGAATGTGCCCAAAGTAGACCGTATCCGCAAGCTGGTCCCTCTCTTTGAGCAATCGCGGTTTTACCTGCCTTGGCAGGCGCGGTTCATGGATCATCAGGGCCGGGAGCGCGACCTTGTCCGCGAGTTTATTGATGATGAATATCTGGCGTTCCCTGTGGCTGCGCACGATGACATGCTTGATTGCATGGCCCGTATTCTGGACCCCGCTTTGGGTGCAGTTTTCCCCAAGGAGCAGCATGTGCTGGAACAGCAGGAAGATATGCAGGGCTTGATGGATTACGACATTTTCACAGGAGCGGGCTGATGTACGGTTTTGAAGTTGATGGAGGTTTTATCTTCTACAAATTCAATGACTTTGATGGAACCGAGTCGCTTAGCGACGGACATTTGCGCTGGTTCTGGGAAATCATGTGTGGAGCAGGGCAGATTCCGGTGATCTTTTATGATGGCTCAGTGGAAACTTTCCGTGAATTTCAGGGGTTGGTATCTCGCGAAGACCAGCATTTCTTTTTCGGTTTTAAAGACCAAAAACCGGCCGGACTTTTCTGGCTGAACGGATTCAGCCCCAAGTCCTGCTTTGTGCATCTGGCAATCATGCCTGAATTTCACGGCAGGGGTACTTTGCAGATGGGGCGCGGGGTATTGCGTCATTTATTGTCAGCTTCTGACGTGTCGGGTGAATATATATTCGACTGTATAAAGGGTTTGATACCGACGGTTAACCCGTTGGCCTGTCGCATGGCCGAAAGGTCCGGGTTCATTAAGGCGGGAGTTCTCCCGCAGGCCGCATACAATGCGGCAGCAGATAAAAGTGTGGATGCCGCAATTTTTTGTGCGGTCAGGAATAAAGAGGACCAAGAGTCCGCAACAGAAATTTCTAAACAAGGAGAATGATTATGGGAGGCGGAGGAGGAAAAGCACCTTCAGCACCAGTTTCACCGCCACCGGCACCCCCGGTGGCCCCACCCCCGGAAGCACCGAAGATGGAAGACATCGGCAAAAGCGAGCAGGAGCTTCGGGCCAGGAAGATGCGCGAAATGGAGCGCATGAAAAAAGGCCGCAGTGCCACAGTTCTCACCGGAGGACAGGGCGATACCGGGCAGCTGGCAACGGCAACCCAGAATCTGCAGGCCCAAAAGACCAAGCTAGGTCAGTAGGGGGAGTGCATGCCTGACTATTACAGGCCGGACCTGCCTAAAGCTGAGGAAGGCCAACCGCAGGTCTGGTTTGATAACGGTTCTCCCGGGTTTAACGGCTATTATAAATGGCACCGTTATACCTACGGGACCAATCCTTCATCAAACAACAGAGGGCTGAATGCCCCGGCTGATTGGCGGGTTCCCGAAGATTGGACTTTTTCGTCTGGAACCGGGCACTGGTATACGCCTACAGAAATGAAGGATGCCGGATTTAAGCGAATTAACGGGGACTGGCTGCATCCTAATGATATCCGCCAGCGCGAAGTTGAACGTCAGAATGCAGAGTTCGATGCCAGGCTCGCAGCGCGTAAGAAAAGCCAATCCCGTATGCGCAAGGTGCATGCTCTTGGCCGCAAAGCAACCATCCTGACCGGACCGGACGGAGTGGTGGCAAAGGCCGAGGTCGGCAAGGAAGTTTTAGACCGTTACGAAGGAGTAATGAAATGACCGAACATCGTTGTCCGGTTTGCCGCAGACTGCTGCTGAAGGGCAAAGTAATTGAAGTGCAGGTGAAGTGCCCAAAGTGTAAGAAGATGGTGCGGATTGTTGAGGAAGATAGAACATGAAACATGTAGAAAGTAGTCAATATTTGCAGCGGCTGCAAAGTTTGCGGCAGGAGCGCAGCAGCTGGGAATCGCATTGGCAGGAAATCAGCGATTACGTCCTGCCACGTAAAGGGGTTTATGCCGGACACCGCCCGAATGACGGCGGTGTCAGGTCCGGCAAGATTATTGATTCGACTGCAACAAGGGCCTTACGCATTCTTGCGGCGGGCTTGCAGGGCGGATTGACCTCCCCGGCCAGACCGTGGTTCAGGCTAGGTATTGCTGACCGAGATCTCGCACGGCATAAGTCTGTGCGGGAATGGATTTCCAAGGTTGAGAGTGCCATGTATCGTGCCTTGGCCCGCAGTAATTTTTATTCCTGCATCCATTCTCTTTACACAGAGCTGGCTGGATTCGGGACCGGGATTCTTTATTGTGAACCGGACGATGACAGTGGGATACGGTTCAGGACATTGACCGCAGGGGAATATTGCCTCGCCACGGACGCGCAGGGCAGGGTGGACTCGGTTTACCGTGAATTCAAGATGACTGCCCGTCAGTTGGAAAAGCGTTTCGGTAAGGATAATCTGCCTGCTTCGGTGCACACCAGTTTGGGTGCGAACCGTGATCACTGGTTTGACGTCTTGCATGTGGTTCAGCCGCGTGACGAGTTTGATGTTGAGCGCATGGATGCGCTGAATATGCCGTTTGAGTCGGTATTTCTGCTCAATGGGCGCGGTGGGCATGTGCTATCCGAAAGCGGTTTTGCGGAGAATCCGTATATGGCTCCGCGCTGGGATACTGCGGCGATGGATGTTTATGGACGTTCTCCGGCAATGGATGTGCTGGCCGACGTGAAGATGCTCATGGAGATGAGCAAGAGCCAGATTCAGGCCGTTCATCTGACTCTGCGCCCGCCGATGAAGGTTCCTTCCATGTATTCAAGGCGGCTGAACCTGTTGCCC